ATCAATTCCTTTTCTAGTTTTACGCCGTATTTCATATTAAAAAAAAATTAAAAAATTTTAGTTGAGTAGTTATACATATATCACCACCGCCACGCAACGAAAGGGGGGGGTCAAATGCGATTTATTGAGAGAATTTTGCATTAGTTAAAAAGGGAGTAATAAAAACTATTGCCTCGCACTCGCCCCACCCTATATTTATTCATTCGCGCCCTCGCCCTCGCTCGCTTGTGCATTTTTGCTCAGCGCTTGCGCTCGCTTGGGCAGGCGCGTTGGATTGTGATCGATGATGCGCGCGCGTGCGCTGTCCAAGATCCCAGCGAGGTTTAAATTGTGTTCTACTGTTTGCTTTTCCGCCCAGGTTTCGCGGTCGGCGGATTTTAGATAAAACTGGATCGCGTTGAACTCGCCCTCTTGTATTTTTTCCATGAGTTTTGTTGTTGCGAGTTGTAAACCTTTTGCTTTTCCTCTGTTCAATGCGTCCGCTAATTCAGAGTTTTTTCTATTTCTATGTTTATTGAATGTGTCCCAGCCAACGCCCAGACTTCGGCAAATGTCCATAATACCAAGGTTTAGCGATGCCAGGTATTCTACTCGGTCATAGTCTATAACGATTGGTTTACGTCCTCTTTTCTTTGGTGTTTTTACTGTCATATTCCGATTAATTATAGCTTAAAAGGGTATTTATTATGGTTTTTTAGTAATTATTTACATATTTATTGAGTAAAAGTGTTTACAATTGAGTAAATGTGTGCCTATAATACAGTTACTAGGTTTTAATAACTTAGCATTTACGGAGAAAATAACATGGTTAATTTACAATTTACCAAGAGACAAATACAAGCATTACATGAATGTGTTGAGTATATGTTAGATGATAAACATTGCCACTTGCAATGGTGTAAGGATAACAAAGAATCATATCCATATCCGAAAGAAATAGTTGAAACAGCTAATGATGTAAAAGTTTTAAAAAATATAATTGTTAAGTTATCGGAGAGTAAATAATGAACATACCAAAAACCAGATCACACAAAAGCGTGATCGGACAGCTCCGCAAAAAGTACGGTTTAAAAGATAACACGCCAGTACACAAGGTAGAACAAATAATGACACCAAAGGATTGGGAAATATTTAAAGAAGCGCTTACCTTTCCTAATGGTAAACCAACAAACAGAGGTAACCAATGATAATGCAACAATATAAGATCAGTTATCCACGCGCCGAGTTTTGCTATGCAAAGCATCTCAGAGACAACCTAAAACATGAAGGCGAAATAATATATCCGCATGAGCCATCTTCTAGGCTCTTAGAGGACGGCTCTTGGCTTTTAATAACAATAACAGGGGAAAGGCTAGGCACAGTCTCTCCCAATGGAACTGTGAGGCTTACATGAAGCGAGAGGACATACCAAAACATTTACGACATCTAACCAAAGAACAATTAAAAGCACTGTTTCATTTATTTAGGAATCCAATATGAGCAATCACTACACCGAGCAACACAACGAGCAAGAACTAGAAAACATACAAAGCTATGTATTAGAGCAAGATAGAAAAGGCCTACTAGAAAAGCAAATAACAGATATGGTTATAACTTACGGCTTGCACCCAGACGATGACCGAGACGCAATACTAGAATACATAGCGGAAAGTATTTTTTACGAGCAAACAATTGGAGATCTAGTCTAATGGGTAAAGGATCAGGCAGGCGCATAGAAGATATAAACAAGATACGCAATAACTGGGACAGTATCTTCAAAAAGCGCGACAAGAAACAAATAACCAAGGTAATAATTGAATTTGAAATGCCAGGCTATCCCTCAATAGATGAAATGAGGAATTATGTTGAAAAATTACACAAAGAGGATAAACTAGTATTTTTAACCAAAACTACCAATGTTTGAACTAATTATTAACATATTCGCAGGAGTAACAATAACATTCGCTGTAATGTTATTTCTAACCGCGCTCGCGATAGTAATAATTGACCGCAAGCAATAAGTTTGAACGCGTGAGAGATATCTTCTCCAAAAGATAACCCCCCCTAAAAGCTCTCGCGCGTTCCTCCTCCCCCCTCGCACCTCCTCGCGCTATTCACGAACTAAGTCAGCCAAACCAACTAATAAAAAATGTTTCTTCCCACCGCTCTGGGACTTCCTCAATCGCTTCGGCTCTCCCTCCAAAACAATCCAGATCAACCCTGCCTCGCTCAACTCCGCTAGCGCTCGCCCAACGCTTTTCCTATTCACTGCTGTCATCTTGGCATAATAACTAATCGCATCATGCGATGACCAAGTTTCATACCTCCAGCGCTCGCACAAGGCCCAACCAACGAATCTAGCTGTCATAGATAGCGCTTCATTGCCTGCGACTTCACTTCGATACCAATGCCATACGATCTGGCGCACTCGCGAAAAGTCCGATTCTTTCCGCGCAAGCGCTATGGGTATCAGCGCTGTTTTCTCCCCACGCTCGCTTTCGCTGTGAGCAGTAATCCACCAATATGCTTTATCTATTTGTCCGAATCTTCTCATCTTTCTCCTGCGCAAGCGTGCGTGCTTTCCAGAGAGTCAATCCCCCTCAAGGGGATTGCTCTCCTATACATATGTATATGTATGGATATATGGGAACCTTTTACTCGTCCGTTGGGCATCTGAGGGTATAGTTTGTCCCTTAGCTTCCCTAGTATGTCCCTAAAGTTCCCAACGATTTTATTCGGTAATGTCATTAATATCTATCCTATTTTGGTCATTTTCACTATGCCAGGGTTCACAAGACTCGCCGCAACCATCAGTAATATGTAAGTGATGCAAGTCTGTAAACTTCTCAAAATCTTCGGTAATCATCTCTTTAATATCTTGCACAGATTTAAACCCTCTAAAGAATTTAATGTCTGTTTGGTTTTTTAATACACCAGTCTTACCAAGATGTTCTGCCATTGCACCAGTCTTACCATACTTCTTTTCCATTCTCTCTGGAAAGTCAAAAGCCGTTGGTTCTTCAATCATTATGGTCATAAGTTTCTTATATGATTTCTTCCAACACCAAACACAATTACCAAAATGTTCTGGTATTTGTAAATCAAAGACTTGATCCTCCCACCAATCTAAAACGTCATACTTATCTATATTCCAATCAACCAAGGGATAAATTAAGTTTTCTGCTACTGCATTTCTGGACATACGACTAGCTTCATCAGATCTAATACCTATAGCCATTAATCTATCTTCTTTTTTAATGCCTAGCTCTTTTAAATAAGACTGTATTGCGTATTGTTTCAGCTCTCTTGTACAAATAGGAGATTTACTCCATGGTATGCCATACTTTGCAATCATGTCCTCAAACGGCTCTCCGTCCCTTGAACAGCTTTTATAATCCACAACCTTTGCTCTTGTACCAGCGCCTTTTTCTTTGCTTATAACTGCTTCAATCCACACAGTATTAAAATTGAAGTGTGTATCACAGTTGTGTATAAAATCTAAAGTCTTTTCATGTTCTTGGCCTGTATTAGCAAAGATAACAATGACATCTTTCCATTGATCTCTATGTTCTAGTAATCTTTTGGTTAAATAACCAGAAGTCCTACCACCGCTAAAAGAAATAATTAGTGTTTTGTTTTTATCAAAAAATTTTTCTTCTGTGTTATCAAAGATGTCAAAGTTTAGTTGTTTTTCTCGTTTCATTAAAAATTATCATAAAGTGCCATAGGATTTTGTAATTCCTCTAGCGGTTCAAGTACACCATTCTTTCTGAATAATGTTTTGGTACTGTAATCAACATTACCAGAATTAGATTTAACAAGAGCGCATTTAACTACACTCATTCTTTCGTACGCCACTCGCTGTTCCTCGCATATCCTTTCGCAATCCTCCACGCTCGCAAGCCACATAGCAATCGCCCACCGCACGCTGTCGGTAATACTACTTGCACCACGAATCTCGGCTCTATGGCTCATAGCATCATCACTATCATTAGCTAACGCACCTTTATTAAGATGATGAATAGTAAGGGTAGAACAACCAAGTCTGGCGCTAATGTTTGCACAATAACTTCCCCATAACTGGCCTGCTTCATTACTGCTTGATACATTGCCTGTTGTAAATGCTTGTAAAGGATCAAAACAAACTAACTTCAAATTTGGTATGGCTTGTAATTCCTCCACTAACTCCTGCGCTATAGGTGTTATACCTTCTTCTCTTAACAGTATCATTGGTTCTTTTTGTTCTGGGACAGGAAATACATAGACTTCATAGGAGGAGTTAAATCGCTTGCCGTTAGGGTCGAGCAAGTCTAAACGTCTATGTATTTCCATTAAATCATCTTCAGCACAAAATATAACTGTGTTGCCACGCTCTTTCACATCTTTCCCCCACCACCTGCCTCCGCACGCCACAGATAATGCTAACTGTATGACACTTAGCGATTTACCCACACCACCAACTGCGGCAAGAATACCAGGCTTTCCAATGGGAATAAGACCGTCAACTAAAAACTTTTGTGGCTCTGGCTTACCAACAAGATTACGAATCGCATACTTTTGTATGCCTAGCTTATGTTCAATGAGTTCAGCTCTAACTTTATCTAAACCATGTTTTAAATACAGGTCGTTATAATCGCCAACTTCACTAGGCAATCGCACCGCACTATTAACCACAGCACTCGCGCACTCTTGCGCCTTCTTCTCTCCCACTCCACTTTCATCATTATCAAGTGCAAGAATAAATCTAGCACCTGTTAACTTGCGTAAATTAATGGCTGCACCCAACAAGAAGTTGGCACTAAAAACGCAAGCTACAGGAATTTGGGTTGCTTCATATACTGAAGCGGCAGTTGAGTAGCCTTCAACTAAAATTAATTTTTCTATATTGTTTAGATCTTGTAAGGTGGTACCAATTAAAAATACATTACCTTTGATTTCTGAGGCGGAAGCAAATCTTTTCTCCCCTTTTTTATCTATGTACTGTAGAGAGCGAATCTGTCCTGTGGTATTATATACAGGAACAATTAACCTACCATTTAATTGCTTCAACCCATAACTTTTAACTTTTTTATTCGTGAGATATTCATGGTCAATGGCTTCGTGGCAAATCTTAAACTTTTCTTGCATCTCAACTGCAACTTCATCCTGTCTTTGCTTCCTTTCGGCACGCGACTTAGCACTAGCCTCTTCCATTTGTTTTTGTAATTCTTGTCTATCTACAATACTAAGTTGGTTAGTATCTATGCTTGACCACTTGCCCTCAAAACCAGTTTTCCAATTACCATAAGTGCAGAACATATGTTCTCCAACTTGGTTGACAGCATAATATCCAGACTTCTGACCGCCTGTATCTGGTTTACCGCCTATTGCTTTTACTGGCACTCTGATTATCTCGCCAGTAATTTCTAAGAAGTCTACAAGCAATCCTTGTGCTTGCATCTCGTTTATTAAATCATGTGTACTCTTACCTGTACTAAAACCAAGGTCGTTATAGAGTATGTCCTTTTTCAGGTACTTTGTTAAATCCATTTGCAGCTCTCTCATCATCTAACTGCGCTTGCACATTCGCCCAGTTTAGATATTCCCTAACGATGGTCGTGAAGATCCTTTTCCTGTTATCTCTATCCCATTTATGCAATGGTTTTTGATCTTCCTTACCTGCTAGTTCTAAATATAAATCTTTGGTTTGTGCTATGGAATATTCTATTCCTGTGTCATTCAGTTGTGCTTTGTTGGGTAGTCTTTCTCCCTCCCCAATCTTTTTTAAATGAGCCATACAGCACGCTCCAAGCCAGTGTTCTCCATCTTTTCTTAAAAAAGGCCCAGCTGGTGCTTTACAATAAGCACACAGCGTGGGTCTGTTCTTACCATCAAAATTAAAATGGTGCGTCATCCTCGCTCGCCACTGTAGTCCCCATTGCATCTAAGTCTGCTTCACTGGGACCAGTTTTAATATTGTCGTTCTCCACAGGTTCTGGCTTTTTATCAGTAGCCTGCCAAGTCTTACCCCAATCTTCATTAATCTTTAGATAACCATTGTCATCTTTGACTAACTCAGCTGATACACTTTTACCCATAAAGGCAGTTGATGTATCTTTTGGTGGCTCTTTTAATCCCATCGCTTGCGCCATAAGTAGCATTGACTTAACACCGCTATCTACATACTTAGGATTATCGTGGCCAACAGTAAAGGTATGATTAAGTCTGATGCTACTACCATCAATCTCAAAATACATCTTGCACCCACGCCATCCGTTTCTACCTTCTACCAAGGCTTCTTCTTCGCCTTGCCAATGTAGAATATGTCTACCTGGCTCAACTGCCGACTTGCCTTCACTAGAGGCATCTACATTAAAATTTGTTAAATCCATTTTTTACTCCTTTTTAAATCCAACATTTATATTCTGAACAATCTTCCTTTGACTCTCCACAATGACGACAAAATCCATCTTCATCGTATTGCGGTTTATCATCATCGCAAAAGTGTTCGTTAAGTTCTTTAGTATCAATCACTTTAACATTTGCTCCCTAATGGCTTGCCATTCAAAAGGCATTTCATTATCAAGACCAAATCTATTTTTAGCTTGGAAGCCAGGTGTCTCTTGTGTAAAGATAGTTCTGTCTCCTTGCTTCAGTTTAGTAGTCATACCACCGCCTTTACCTTTTACTTGAATAGTACCTATCTTGTAATTAGCAAAGAATACTGCGTCACTATGTTCAATAACCAAGTCAGCTGCTTTTCTATGCAACTTAATCTGGTGTCTGTCATGTGGTTCGCTTGATGGATCTTCGTATCTTCTTACTTCATTATGTGCAATCTGTAAGACAGTAAAGCCTTTGTCTCGCAACTGGTTTAGTAAAGCAAGATACTCTTTCCATATCTCTAAACAGGCGGCATATCCTTTTCCGTATGCTGGCGAGCTGATATCTGGCCAACCATTCTTTTCACATACATAGTCCTGCATTAAAGTTTCTAACCAATCCAAACTATCTACTATGACAGTTTTAAATTCGCTATCTTCTTCTATTAAAGATTTTA